ACCGTTTTTAAGTTTTTGAAATTTCTTTTTATTATAAACAACAGGTACATCTTTCGGTAATTTCTTAAATAACTCGGTAAGCAAATTCTTATCTTGACCGAGCATTCGTCTTATTATTTTAGGTATGAACTTTAATTCGCCATCTATAAAATTGCCGTATGAGTCAAATGCTTCCAGAGTATCCTTCTTTGTTTTAGGGTCAGTATAACGGTATATGGCGACCCAGTGACCGCTGTTCTGCTTCTGTTCTATTAGGATAATCTTATATGATCTATCGTGGGGGAGCAAATCATATATACTATTAACATCAGCAAGTTCATTATATTTAATAATATCGTCGTATGCACTCTCCCCGAGATGCTTTCTTAAATCTAAGTCTGTTATATTTGTCTGAATAGTTTGTTCTAAACTTGGTTCTATCATTATATACTATTGTTATATTTTTTATTCGTTTATTTAGCAAAAAATAATCTAACCAACGAGTATAGTAGAAATCTAAATGGTTCATTTTGAAAAAGATTATTTAGTAGGAACTGCGAAGCAGAAAGAAGTATTACCTTATTTAGATCAATATTTCGGTGATATTATACCGACCGAAGAACGATGGGCAAAATTTGATTTTTACAATCAGACCGCCATATTTGAGTTAAAGTCTAGGACTAACAAGAAGAACCATTACCCTACTACTTTAATGACATGCAACAAAGTGATTGATACTGATAAAGACATATATTTTGTATTCTGTTTTACAGACGAACTTTGTTATATAAAATATGACCCCGAACTATTTAGCAAGTTTGAAAAGAAGATGTATTCAAGGATAAATGAAGAGTCTGATAAAAAGGACTACTATTTCATACCGATTGCTAATTTAGAAACTATTAAGAAATTTTAGTTTAGACAAAAAAAATATCTCGTTTATTTATATAATGAGTGCTATTTCAACCGCTTCTATTAATCCACCAGTCCCCACGAAGGGTGTGTCGTATTCATACACTACTCCACCAACGCTGACCCCAAATAGTTTAGGATTTACATACTATGTCAATCAAGCCGTTAGTGTCGCTCCTATAAATGGTGCTAATGTAAATCAACTCACCTATACAATCCCCAATATCCCTGCTGGGACATATTATTACAGCTATACAGTAACTCTAAACGCAGTTCAACCTGATATACAAACCTATTTTACTACAAGCACAGGGTTCACTTCAAGTGAATTCTTTTTAACAGGAACAAATACTCAATATGAAAGCACAACTGGAAGCGGTGTATTCACATCAGCTACTGCTTTTACAGCAAATGTATATATCTCCACAGGACAAGGGGGTGGCATTGGAACACCTATTGATGTGGGAAGTTTGAGATTAACTCGTATTGCCTAATAGACAGACCTTTCAAGTATAGTAGTAAAAAGGTCTTTCTAACTATCTAAAATAAAACTAAAATTATAAACAGATTATTACAATTAATAATCTATTTAGTATATATAATGAATTATAGTGAAATAATAGAGATGCCCAACGAGAGCAGGTTATATATTCACTACGAGGAGAACAAGTATCCAGTATGGATAGAGCATTTTGATTTAGAAACAAACATATCTTTCATCTATACTATCAAAAAGGTAGGCAAAAGTAAGATTTTTACAAGAAAAAATCAAAAAAAGTGATTTAGATTTATACAAATATATATCTTATATAGCAATTTAGATATATACAATTAAAAATTTATAAATTTCTAAAAGTAGAAATCAAAAGCATATCCATTTGTAGAAATCTATATTTTGAATTGAGATATATTTAGATATATCTTTGTAGAAATCTAACTTAACATACTACTCTGATATGTTTTTACGCATATTTAGAATATTTAAGAGATAATAAAATATTTATTTATATTATATACGATGTCCCAACTTGATTTAAGACAAAAAGATAGTAATCCAGATAAGGTGTATTACGACTTGACTATCGCAAATTTAAACAACGGCGATGTTAATGCAGTTAATAGTCCTCAATTAATATTTAACGAACAACGACAAAATGCTATTATACCTAACACAGGAGATTATTATATGAGTATTGTACGCTTTCAACTTGATACGAGCAGTTTGCCCATTTTTATTCCTGTTATACAAATAGCACAATCAAATCCTAATTTAACAATCTATTCAGTGACTATTGAAGATAATAACACAGGAACTCCATATCAGGTTTATATTGAATGGGTTAATCAGATTGCCAATGTAGATGTAGTCCCACCTCCTGCTCCTAACCCAGTGCAGGCAGAAAGTGAGTGGTATTTCTGTTATAGTTTTGAATGGTTTGTTAATTTAGTTAATGTTGCTTTACAACAAGCACTAATAAATGCGGGTGTAGTAGGCGGAATCGCAAGTATGTCATGGAATAGTTCCTCCAATACCGCAGTTCTATATTTAGACCAAGCAAATTTTCAAGATATAACTCCACCTGCCACACAACCTAAATACTCGCTATATTTCAATCAAGCATTATTTACTTTATTTAGCAGTTTCCCATCTCAATATTTAGGTAGTGTAGGTGTCACCAGCGGAAGAAACTATTTAATACAAGTTAATGATTATAACGGTATTAATACTATATCATTACCAGTCACCGCACCAGCAGGTACAGGAACAATATGCACATATATATCACAAGAATGGGATACAACTGGACTATGGACACCAGTATCTTCTATCGTATTTACCAGTGCTACTTTTCCAATCATTCCAACAAGATTATCTCCTCCACAGGCGTTTGTTGATGGAGTGTTATACAATTTGTCGCAAAGTGGTAATAACTCTAATGTTGCCCAAGTCATTACCGATTTAGCGTCGGGTGATTTGTGTTATAAACCATCTCTGTTATATGAACCAACTGCTCAATTTAGGTTAATTGACATGGTCGGCAATACACCCCTAACTAATATAAACATTCAAGTGTTCTGGAAGTCAAAGTTAGGAACTTTTGTCCCATTTAGACTAGCAACTGGAAATAGTTGCAGTATGAAGTTATTATTCACAAAAAAGTCAAGTGTCAGTAATAATGCCAACCAGTAATGTTATAATTGTTTAGGCAACTTTTTTTATAAATAGTAGGATTTATAAAAAAAAATATATTGCTAATTTATATAAGAATGGACGCTCCGCTATTTCATACCGCCTTAGTGACCGACAGTAAGATCGCTCAAATTACAGATGACCTCGCCTTCGCAGTTTATCAAGGTGCTTCATCAAACACTTTTCAACAATTTACCGCTGTATCTAACAGCAGTTCCAGTCTCACCTTCAATGTGCAAATCCCCTCCGAATCGGTAGTTATTTCAAGAGAAGTATTAATCAACACTTTAATGACAATTACATTAAGTATATCAGGTGTCCCAGCAGGTCAAACCGCATTCAACTACGGTCAAACTGATGCTTTCCAAGCATTTCCTCTAAATAAAGCATTCCTTACTACTACTGCTACTATTAATAACTCTAACGTATCCACCAACACCCAAGACATTTTAGATGTCTTGTTAAGAATGAATAATTCAAGAGAACTTTTAAGATATTCAGGCATGACTCCATCTTTTCCTGACTCCCAATACTCTCAATACGGCAGTGGATATTTAGCAAACAATAACCCTCTTGCTTCATACGACAACTCTTCATATGATATAGACCAAGTCCCTCGTGGTGCATACCCATTAGCAACTGGTTCTCAAGTTTATAGATTTGTCGGAACTACTTTCCAAGACAACAGTCCTGTTGCTATTGGAACTGTTGGTGAGAACTGGAAAGTTGTTTTATCTATTGATGTCACTGAACCAATCTTCTGCTCTCCATTTATTTTCGGACAACCTGACTTTAACGAGAGTGGTTTGGCGGGTATAAATACGATAAATCTAGTGATGAACGTGGACGGTACTTTAAAACGTGTCTTCTCAACTATGGCAGGTAGTAATGTGGGAGCAAGTTATTCAGTATCAGTATCCGCAGGAGATCAATCAGGTCAATCTAACAGTCCAAATCCTCTATTCTATAACCCTCAACTATTAATGAACTTCTTATCCACCCAACCTACTCAACTTGTTCCATCAAGAGTAGTCACTCCTTATATTGACTATCCAAGATACATCTCC